AGCCATGTGTTCATTGAGATTGGCGGGCGCGACAATCTCACGCGGCAGGTGATCGAGGAGATGCGCACGGCGCCGTTGCTGGCCGCTCGCGCGCAGCCCGGCCGCCCCATCGTGCTCATGGTGGGCGGCTATGACGATGATCCGCGCGAGCTATGGGATATCCCCGAGGCCGCAGCACATATCCGGGCCTATGCCGTCTCCTCGGGCCTCGCCGATTGGCGCTCGCCGCTGTTCCGCTGCTTGGCCGAGGAGGCCATCGGGCTGCTTGTCGCCTGCCGCGCGCTCTATGAGCCGCATCCCTATCGCGCCAACATGGGCACCACGCGCGCCGATGATCTCAGGACGCTTGAGCGGTTCCATCGCTGAAAGGCTGCCGCCGGGCGCGGATGATGCCCGGCGGCGAGGTGGGGGTAAACGGAAGCGGCAACCATAGCGCGCAAAAGCCGCCCTGGCAACTATCCCGCTTGACGCCGGGACCGAATTCTGTCGGTAATCAATACGGTAGCCTAATTGGCTCCGGCGGGGAGCGAAGCAAATCGCGCAACGCCCGCGCTTGGCTCAATGCCGCCGCCCTCCGCTCCGCCGTGAGATAGCGAAACGGGCCGGCGTTCCCGAGTTCCAGCATCCGCACCAGAACCGTGACCTCCGCCGCCGCACCCTCGGCGACCGATCGTAGCGCGTCCGTTCCGTTATCAGGCATAATCCGCCCCTATCAATGCAGGTGAAATCAGGCACTTATCGGATGGAGCGGACTGACGCTCTCATCCCGTATGCTAACAATGCGCGCACGCATTCGGCCGAACAGATAGCCAAGATCGCACGCTCAATCCAAGCGTTTGGCTTCACGAACCCGGTTCTGGTCGGCGACGATCGCGGCATCATTGCCGGACACGGGCGCGTGCTGGCCGCGCGCCAACTCGGGATCGCCGAGGTGCCGGTTATGGAGCTGGCGCACCTCTCGGCGGAGGAGCGGCGGGCCTACATCCTCGCCGACAACCGCCTCGCGCTGGATGCGGGATGGGATGACGCGCTGTTGCGCCAGGAGCTTGGGGCGCTGGATTTCGCCGGGTTCGATCTCAGCCTGACCGGCTTCACGCCCGATGAATTGGCTGCGTTCAGCGTTGAGCCGACCGAGGGGCTGACCGATCCGGATGAGGCGCCGGAGCCGCCGGCCGAGCCTGTCACCGTCCTGGGCGATGTGTGGCTCCTGGGGCGGCATCGGTTGGTGTGCGGCGATAGCACCGAGGCCGATACCGTCGCCGCGGCGCTGGCGGGCACAAAGCCGCACCTGATGGTCACTGATCCGCCTTATGGGGTGGAGTATGATCCGGCTTGGCGGGGCAAGGCTAAGAATGCGGATGGCTCGTTACTAAGCACGGGCGCAGGAAGAGCAGTAGGCAAGGTTCAGAATGATGGCCGCGCTGATTGGCGCGAAACGTGGGCGCTCTTTCCTGGCGATGTTGCTTACGTTTGGCACGCCGGCAATCTCGCGCACGTGGTCGCCGACAGTCTGCTGGCATGTGACTTTGATATCCGCGCCCAAATCATCTGGGCCAAGCACCATTTCGTGGTTGGGCGCGGTCATTATCACCCACACCATGAGCCTTGCTGGTACGCCGTGCGGTCGAAGGGTGGCGGCACTGGCCATTGGGCTGGCGACCGGAAGCAATCCACCCTCTGGCAAATCCCCAAGCCCCAAAAGTCCGAGACCGGCCACGGCACGCAAAAGCCCGTCGAGTGCATGCGCCGCCCGATCGAGAACAACAGCAGCCCCGGCCAGGCGGTCTACGAGCCGTTCTCCGGCTCCGGCACCACGATCATCGCCGCCGAGATGACGGGCCGCGCCTGTCACGCGATCGAGCTTGCGCCGGCCTATGTGGACGTGGCGGTGCTGCGCTGGCAGGCGTTCACCGGGCAGGTCGCGTTGCACGAGGCCACCGGCAGCAGCTTTGCGGAGATGGGCGCCGAACGCGCCAGGGGCAACGCTAGCGTGCCCGAGGTGGCGGCATGAGCGAGCCGGTGCGCCGCGGGCCAGGCCGCCCGCCATTCCAGCCCACGGACAAGGACAGGGCGACCGTGCGCGCCATGGCCGCATACGGGATCCCGCAGGACGAGATCGCCGCTGTCATCGGCTGCCACGATGAAACGCTGCGCATCCACTTCCGCCAGGAGCTTGATACCGCAGCGCCGGAGTTCAAAGGCCAGATCATGCAGCGGCTTGCCGCGATCGCGCTCGATCAGTCCGGCCGGTGGGATGATCGCGCCATCATCACGGCGCTGATCTTCCTCGGCAAGACGCGCTGCGGGCTGCGCGAGACGCTGCGCCATGAGGGCGGCGATCCGGAGCGGCCGGTGACGCTGCAAATCGTCTCCGGCGTGGAGCGCGATGCCGCGGATTGACCTCGGCTATCGCCCGCGCCCGTGGTTCGTGCCGTTCCACGCGCGGCGGCAGCGGTGGGCCTGCATCGTGGCTCATCGGCGCGCTGGTAAATCGGTGGCGTCGGTTATGGACCTGGTAGACGCCGCGCTGCGCTGCGAGCGTCCGGCCGGGCGGTTCGCCTACATGGCGCCGACCTACAGCCAAGCGAAGGACATCGCCTGGGCCTACCTCAAAGGCTTCACGGCGCCGATCCCCGGCATCGACCAGCGCGAGTCCGACCTCTCGGTGATCCTGCCGCACAACGGAGCGCGGATCAGGCTGTATGGCTCCGACCATTTCGACCGGCTGCGCGGCGGCTATCTCGACGGCGCCGTGCTGGACGAATTCCAGCTATTCGACCCGCGGGCGTGGCCACAGGTGATCCGCCCATCGCTCGCCGACCGGCAGGGCTGGGCGACGATGATTGGTACTCCCAACGGTCCCGGACAATTCAAGGACTTACGCGAGGAAGCGGGCAAAAATCCCGATACTTGGTACACGTTGACGCTCAAAGCCTCGGAAACCGGCATCCTGTCCGCCGAGGAGCTGGCCGACATGCGCCGCACCATGTCGGATGACGCCTATCAGCAGGAGATGGAGTGTTCATTCGAGGCGGCCATTCGGGGCGCGATCTACCGCAATGAGATCGAGGCCGCGCGCACCGATGGGCGCATTGCCGGCGTGCCGTTTGATCCTGCGGTGCCGGTCTGGACCGCCTGGGATCTGGGTATCGGCGATGCCACCGCGATCTGGTGCGCGCAGGTTGTCGGGCGGGAAATCCATCTCGTGGACTACTACGAGAACACGGGCCAGCCGATCAGCCATTACCTCGGCTGGCTGGATGAACACCGCGGCTGGCGCTGGGCGCTCGATCTCCTGCCGCACGATGGCCGGGCGCGCGAGCTGGGCACGGGAAAGACGATCGAGGAGCAGCTACGCGCGAACGGCCGGCGCGTGAAGATCGGCGTTCGGGCGACGCGCGAGGATGCGATCAACGCGGCGCGCACGCTGTTCGCCCGGTGCTGGTTTGACGCCGCGCGCTGCGCCCGCGGGCTGGAATGCCTGAGCAACTACCGCCGCGAGTTCAACGATCGGATGGGCATCATGCGTCCCGAGCCGGTGCACGACTGGACCAGCCACGGATCGGACGCGTTTTCGGAACTGGCGATGGGCTTGCGCGAGCGGCTTGGCTTGGCCGAGACGAAGCCGGCGGCTGTGCCATCCGATCCGTGGGAACGGCGCCTGCCGGCGATGGGCGGGGCGGCGAACGGGCGTTGGATGGGGATATGAGCGACGATCCGCCGAAGCGCGGCAAGGGCTGGCCCAGGGCCGCCAAGCCGCCACAGGAGCGCGCTGGCGGCAGGCAGGGGCGCAAGGCGGCTGCCGGGCTGTTGCCGGACGATGAAGCCTTGGAGGAGGCGCTGACGGACTTCCTGCAAGCGCGCTACGGCGCGGGGAGCATGGCAAAGTCGATCGTGGATCAGCACATCAGGCCGGCATTGCGCGTTGCAATCGAGACCTATGAGCGCGCAAAAAAGCGGCCCCGCACGGAATGAGACGCGCGGGGCCGGAGACTGAAATCGCACATACGGAGCGTGCAACCGCCGTCACCGTGCCCGGGAGAGTGACAAAGCGGCCGCGGTGCGATGATAACGCGCCCGTGAGTGTGGAAGTCAACTCACAACCGAACCATTCTGCATACGTAAAAACACGTATGCCAGGCGGCGCGCGGACGGTCTGTTACGGGTGCTGGGGAACCGGCGTTGCACGCCTCTCCTGGCACTGGCCGGAACACGCCTGGCCATTCGTCTCCTGCCCGGATTGCGAGGGGAGCGGCTGGAAGGCAATTTCCTGATGTCAGCGGCAGTGCGAGCCTAATCGCACCGCGACCTGAGCCCGGCGGGTGCCGCTGACCCGGGCGCTTATGCGGCGGCAAGCGGTCGATAGGTTCCCCGCACCGACCTCGGGGCCGGCGGGGTTGCCGCCGATCCGGCCACTTTATGCATTTCCGGACGATTTTATGCACGGGCTATGCGCCGGCATGTCCGAATGGGCGGGCGTGAGGCGCATTCTATGCGGCAGCGGGGCAGGCTCCTCCCGCCCGGTTGTCAGTGAGCCGGGGCGCTGCGCTGCCGCATCCCCGGCGCCAGGAGGTTGAATGAGCGACCAAGATCCGATCATGCGGTTTTTCGCGTATCAGCACTTGCCACCGCAGCTCGCCGCCGTGAGCCGCCCGTTCGGCGAGATGGCGGAATGGATCGTTGCGAACCTCAACCGCAGCGCCGAACGCACCATCGCATTGCGCAAGCTCCTCGAAGCCAAGGATGCGGCTGTCCGCGCGGCGCTGCCGGAATAGCCGGCAAAGAAAAGCCCCGGCGCTATGGGGCGAGCCGGGGCGAGGTAGGAATACGAGTCGTCCGTGTCACGTTTCCGCCGACAACCATAAGGGGAGACGCAGATGGAATCTACGGCCGCCGAGGTTGGGCCGTGCTGTGCCGCGTGGCGCCCGAGATGACGACAAGCGGCGCGATGGCACGCCGCGGGAGATGCGCCTCGCGCTGGTGGAGCTGGCCCAGCCCGCGCCGCTGCCAATCGGGTGCCGGACATGGAGCGAGGTCGCCAGCGTGTATCAGGAGGAGCTACGGCGCAGGGCCGAGATAGCGCGGGCGGCGCTGCCGGTGGTGGCGCGACCGCCACGCGAGCCGGTGCCGGCGGTCCAGCCGGTGGCGCGGATCACTTGGAAGGCGGAGGATTAGCGGGACCGGCCCATCAGGTATCCGAACAGCATGAACAGCCCGAATTGCAGGCTGAGCATCAGGCCATCGCCCCATGTCATGGCGCTAGGTTCGGCCGCCACGTTTGGCGAGATCAGGAAACCGCGCCGCCTGCCTCGCCGCCTGGGCGCGGGCGATCTCGCGCCGCGTCTCAGGATGCAGGCTCGCCAGCCATTCCGGTGTTGGCTCGGTCCACCGGCCGGCGTCGCGCCGATAGAGTTTGCCGCAGTTGATACAGATCGAGGCGTCGTCCTGATCGGGAACGGCGTCGCCGAACGGGGACGATACCGCATCCATCGCATAGCCGCAGCTTGTGCAAAGCCATGTCCGCTCGCGGGAGGTTTTCATTGGGGGTGCTCCTGGCCGATGACGCGCGGCTTGGATCTTGGACACTGACCAATGTCCATAGCCTCGCGCGCCATCTCCCATTGCTCCTCGGCTTTGAACACGGCGCGGATCACGGCGGCGCGTTCGGTGAGGTTGGCGGCGGCCCGTTCCCAGCCCTGGCAATATGCCTGGTCGAACATCTCGGCGACGGTGGGCGGATTGCTTGGTCCACTCGCCAGCACATGAGCGGCTGTGCCAAGCGCGAAGAACGCGATGGCGGAGCTGATCGTTGTCAAGCTCGGCATGGTTGCTCAACCGTCCGTTTAATGCTGAGACAATAGACGTTCCGGCGTCGGTTCCGAAACGGCAGGAGAAATCCGCGCGGCGTCGAAGTGCTTGCCGACGTTCCCGGCGTCCAACCATTTGAGATAGACGAGGGCATCCGCCTTCGTCAGCTTCCAGGCGAATTGATACGAGACATAGCGGACTCCCACACGGCTGCCGGCTGTCCATGCGCTGGCATTCCAATAGCGACCGGCAGCGGAGCCGCGCCCCGGATCGGCCGCCTCCATCCGCGCAAGGTGCGCGGCGATGCGCTCCGCGATCTCGGATAACTTGGGCGTTATGCAAACCACGGAAGTTCCTTTCAAACCGACGAATTAGTCCTGAGACAATCGACGTTCCTGCGTCGTGTCCGAAACGGCACTCTCCCGCACAAGGCGGATAATCTCGCAGGATTTCCAGTCGCACGGGCCGCAAACCGCGTCGTCGCCATACTCGAAGCAGATGGCCGGCGTCTCGCAGACAAGCCTGCGCACCCCGTTGAACTCGGGCGGACGATCCTCCGTCCGCACCGGATACCATTCCCTTATGCAGAACACGGAAGTCACCTTCAAACCGACGTATGAGGCGCGCTGGAATGCTGCACAAGCGGCGGACCGCCCTCAAATCGGCCTGACATCCGCAGAGCGCCACGAAGATGCGCAATGGCAGAGTTGTGCCGATCGTCCAGCAGGCATGTTAGGGCGTGCTCGACGGACGCCTTTAGCCGCTCGATCTCAGCGTCACAATCCAGTAGAGCTTGGACCGCAATTTCCGGGTCGGCCGCAACTCTCGCTACGAGTTCAGATCGTGACGGTGCCTCTAATACAGACATCATTATGCACACGCTTGGATACGGCATACCGGGCTGCCAGCCGTTGGCGAGGAGGTTGCGGCCGATGCGCAGCCATGTGGCGCGGGCCTCCGCCGTGAGCATGTCAGGCGTGGCGGCAAGTCGGCTTTCGGCTGGTATCGTCAGATACGCCGCCCATAACAACGACTCATCGTCCAACCTTATGCGTTTCATTGAATCGCCTTTCAGCGTTGTGTTTGGGCCGCCCCGGAAAGCCTCAGCAGCAGGTTGCGGACCTTCGTGGCGTGCTGCTTGCAGTAAAGGCCAGCGGGGCCGTGGCCATTGTTCCTGGCGCATTGGCAGAACCGATACGAGTGAGGGATCGCCACCTGGTAGGCACATTGCAGGCGGTTGTATGGCCGTCCGTTCGGCTCGCCAGCCCAGGTTCCGTATCGGTAAGCCTCGGCCTGCTCCAAGTCTGTCGGCGGATCGAACACGGTATGCAGAACTCCTAAGGCGACCGAGATTGCAGCATTTCCACGGCGCCGACGCTTTCGCGGATCACCTCTTGCGCGATGCGCCACAGCCGGCGGTATTGGGCCAGCTCCTTGTTGAGCCGGGCGTTCTCCGCCTCCAGCTCCGCCAGCCGGGCGCGCTGGGCGGCCCGGTGCTTCTTCTGGCGTTCGTAGTCCGTCATGGCGCGGGGGCCGATGGGCGCGGGCGGCATCAGGGCGCCTCCGCCAAGTCAAGCCGACGCTCGATCCGATCGAGGCGCCGGCTCACGTCAACGGTCCATTCCTCCATTGCGGTTTGCCGCGTTTCCATGGCCGTCATGCGGGCTTCAAGTGCCGCCATGCGACCGCCAAGGGTCGCGAACTGGCGGGCCGTATCGCGCTCTAGCCGCTCTAGCCGTTCATCGATGCGGCGGAGGAAGATCAGGATCAGGCTGTCGGGTTCGTCGCTCATCGGTTCGGTTCCTTCTACCGATCCGTATGATAACGCTTCCCGCGCCCGGCGCAAGCTCCGTTTGATCACGAAACCGTATGGAGACGTAACCAATGGCGTCGCTGCCAGCCCATCACATCAGCGCCGCGAGCATCGGCTCGGCGCTCACCGGCCTATCGGGCCTGCTCACCATGACGCAGCGGCTTGTGGCGGCGCTGTCCGCCATCGCCTCGCCGGTGCCGCCGCCACCTGCCCCGACGCCGGGTGCGCCACAGACCGCAAGCGCATTGGACCAGATCGCGCACTATCAGGCGCAGGCGGAGGCCAAGGCGGATCACGCCGCCCAGGTGCTCGCGGAGGTGCAGGACGCGGCGGCGGCTGTCTCACGGGCCGCAGCGGCCGGCGCGGCGCTGGTGCGGCCGCAGGGGCCGGCATGATCGAGGCCGGCGAGGTCTGGCGCCTGCACGCGGCGACGCTGCGCGCCTATTTCCGGCGCCGGGGCTGGCGAGCGAGCATCATTCCGTCCGCAAAAGAAGATTAGCGGACGGTAATGGACGCCAATGGAACCGTCGCAAACGATGCGGGAAATCGGACCTTTGGATGGCATCGCGGACGCGGATTTACTCGACCGGTATCGGTTCCGACCGCACCGCGGTGCACTGAAGTATCAACGGATTATGGACGCCGCCGCCTGCCACGCCTCGAATGCCTCCGGGTCTCGCTTGAAGGCGAGCCGCGCCAGCTCCTCCCGCTCCTCCGCCGGCTGTTCAGCGATGAAACCGCACATGGCGCACAGGGGAGGCGAGGGCAGCGCCGCGCGCCCGAACTCGTGCACGTGCACGCCGCAATGGGCGCAGTCGAATTCAATCAAGGCCCAGCATCCGCCTCACGTGCCGGCGCCGGATGGCCTCGATCTCGCCCATGAACTCGACGTGGTGCCGGTGGCGCCAGGCCGCGACCAGCATCTCTAGCCACAGATCGTTGAGCCGGCCCCATGTGTGCAGCATCCGGACCTGACGCACCGCGAGTCCGATGTTGACCGCCACGCCCACCGCGGACGCCCACCACCACACCGAAGCCCACGCCTCCGCCGTCATCGCACCACCCGGAATTCGCGCAGCTCGGCGTGGATCGGCTTGCCTGTCTCGGCCAGCGCC